TTTAATATTCCGCTCCAATAAACCGGCGGCTATTGATTTTACCGATTGGGTTTGTGAAACCGTTTTACCTCAAATCCACCGCACAGGAAAATTCGGCGATCTCGACATCAAAGCCGAAATCCTCCTCGATAAACGCATCGACGAACTGTCTCAGCAATTAGTCACCACCAAAAACGCCTTCCGTCATCAACTGTTAACGGAGCGCTTACAGCGCATCTGCACTATCGCTCAACAACCTGTCCCGAATTTGGCGCTCATTAACCAAAGCATCGATCAGACCGTGTTACCCGGTTTTAATCGTTTGTCGTTAGTGCCAAATCCAGGGGATGAGGGTCATGATTGAGCTTATCAACCGACAAATCACCCAACGCCTACAAACCGATTACCAATTAAAGCCCGCCGGCGCCTATCTGCGCGGTGGGCTTTGCCCGGAATGCGGTAAAAAATCGTTGTGGACCTGGACAGAAAAGCCCGGTTCTGTGCAGTGCGACAGAACCGGCAAGTGCGGATTTATCGCAACAAGCAAAGAACTTTTCCCGGAGCTGTTCGCTAATTTCAACAAGAATTACCAAGCCACCAACGAAGAGCCAAACCGTACCGCTAATGCCTATATGAGCATCAGTCGCGGCTTTGACCTTGGCAAGATTGGCGGCTGGTATGAACAAGGAAAGTATTGGAACCCGAATGCCGACAAGGGCACGGCAACGGTGCGGTTTTGGTTGGATGCAGAAAAAACGGTGTACTGGGAACGATTTATTGAAGATGTCACGATTACCGATCCTGCCGATGGTTCGCAAACCAAGCGGACCAGCGCCTTTAAAGGGGCATTCGGCGGCTTGTGGTGGATGCCACCGGGCCAACGCATCGAAGTCGGCGATAAGGTGTATTTAACTGAAGGCATATTTAAAGCTATCGCCTTGGTGATGATGGGCTATAAAGCCGTGTCGATCATGTCCGCCGGCTCATTCCCGGATGCCGCCTTTAACCATTATGTGCATAAAGGCGTGACGTGGGTTTTAGCGCTGGATAATGACGAAGCAGGCCGAAAAGCGACCCGCAAGCACGCGAAAAAAATCCGTTCCACCGGCGAGAAAGTCACCTGCATTTTATCGTCTGAAGATAGCCATAAGCTGGATTGGGATGATTTATACAAGGCCGGTAAGCTGGAAAAGGCCGACATGGCGCAGTATGCCTATTTTGGCCGTCTGGAACTGACGCAAACTGTCATCGAAAAAGCACAGATTATCTGGGAGCGTGACGCGGAAAAAAGCTATTTCTGTATGCTGTTTCGCAACAGCACTTATTCGGTCAAGATCAACCTTGAAGAATTGGAAAAGGCCAAGAAAGAGATGTTGGCGACCGATACCGCGCGGGAAGAAAAAGCCGTTGAACATGCTTTTATCAGTGTCGCTAAGGTTCACAAAATCGCGACGTTTAAAATGGACTTCCTGTATTACCAGGAACCGGAAAACGGCGATGAAGAGAAGTATTTTTTCAAGGTCGAATTCGAAAACCATTCCGAGCAACGCAAAATCGCCTTGGCTGGTAAGGTGTTTAAATCGGCGTCGAGCTTTCTGGAGGCGATGCTACGTTATCCGGGCGGCAAGTTTGAAGGCTCCAGCAAGGATATTTTGTACCTATACGGCCAATGGCAAGCCAACGCCCCCAAGGTCGTGAAAGCCATTGATTTTGTCGGCTATCACAAAGGCTATAACTGCTACATCTTCAACGAGTATGCGGTCTATAAAGACAAGGTTTATCCAATCAATGCCGACAGTTATTTTCAATTAGAAAAGCTGTCGATTAAATCCACGCATGAAATCAAGCAAAAACTGACCACCAGTAAGCCGTCTGAGTTTTGGCCGGATTACCGCACCGCGTTTGGTGTTAAAGGGATTGTGACGATGGCTGCGTGGTTGGGCGCCGCATTTGCTGAGCAGATTTCTGAAGCCATCGGCTTTTATCCGTTCTATGAAATATGGGGTGATCCCGATAGCGGTAAATCATCGATGATTATTTTCCTGTGGAAATTGTATGGCCGCAACAATGCCGTTTTTAACCCCAACGAATCAACCGCCGCCGGTCGCCTGCGCACCATGTGCGAAGTCGGCAACCTGCCGGTAGTGTTTAACGAGGTTGATCATCAGGTCGATGACAACGGCAAAACCGGCCATCAAACCCGGTTTAAATGGGAGCACCTGAAAGACATTTACGAGCGTAATACCGGATCACGCAAGGGCGCTATGAATAGCGGCAACAGCAACAAGACGCATCAGCCGGAATTTAAAGGTGCAGTATTCGCAATTCAGAACCCACATATTTATTCAGACGAAGCGACCCTTACTCGCTGGGTGAGCCTGTATTTTGATAAAAGCCATCATTCACGGGGCGGCTACGAGGCGTCAAAGCGCCTGGAATTGCTGAAAATAACGGATGTGTGCGGTTTTTTTTTGCACTTGTTGCAGCATACCAGCAAGGTTTTAGCCCGCGTCGATGAAAAATACCGGGGCTATGTCGCCTTCTTGCAAAAAAAGCCCGAATTGAAGATGAACCGGATTATCCACAACCACGCGCTGATGATGGCCTTGGTGGATTGTTTGCCCTTGGTGTTGCCGGTGACGGCGGCGGACATCCGCGAGGCGAATGGGTTTATTGAACGCCTGGCGTTTACCAAGCAGGAAGAGCTTAATCAGGATCACCCGACCGTGCAGCAATTTTGGGCGAATTTCGACGTGCTGAATTCGGATTATGTCGGTTCTGCCTTGCTGGACAACTTGATGAATCATTCCAACGAGCCGGAGATAGAAATCGCCGTCAACCTGGAATTGTTTAACCAGGCGTGTGAAAAACATAACTTACCCCGGATTGGCACCCAAGAGCTTAGGAAACTTTTGCCGACCAGCCGGGATAGGAAATATATCGATAATAAAGTGGTACACAGCCGACTTTTGCAAAAGAAGGTGCGGTGTTATTTGTTTAAAAGACCGAATTAGAGGGGGATAGATGATGCAATTATCAGAACAAGAACGCAGTCGCTATGAAATCATGCGCAGCCATGCACAACGCCTATTAGCGGAAAATTATCAGGCAAATATGAAAAGGCTGGGGGATCGATTAACCCAGCGAGCGGGAGAAATCGGGATAGCGCCGCTGCGCTTGGCGGTCATTACCTCAAAAAACAACGAACTGGACGTTTTTTCAAAAATATTCGTCCTCGTTGCCGGCTATGAGTTATGGCTGGAAAAACAGGAATCGGTTACGAGGAAAACAAATCACGTTGCAGCGCTAACCGTTCCGCTTCAGGAATGGAACGCAGTAATTCCATGGCGATCTGCCTCGTCGTCTTCATCGGCGGGTTTAAATGCCGGGAAAACGACACGGTGAGGACAAAGGTTGCGCCGCAATGCTCAATATTGCTACAGGCGCAATATTTTTCCGTGACTTTTATATCGAGTTTGTTGGAGGACTCGATACGGGCAGGGCTGCCGCAATCGATACAAATAACGGGGTATCTGGATGTTTTTTTACGTGCCATGGCTGCTCCTGTTTTTGGGTGTATTTTACGCATAAATAGCGGCAATAGGTATTAGCGCTATTTTTTAAGAGGATTTTTGTTATGAAGAAACGCGTCACTGTAAATATTGAAAAAGTACTTGAAATAGAAATACCTGATGATCGGCTAACAGAAGAGGGAATAGCTGAATTTTCAGCAACAATTGAAGATATTAATGGCGATATTAATGAAATGTTTAAGAGCGCTGCAATTCAATATTCTTATTATCCTGATATTGCATTTATCGAAGGAATCGGACCGGTAAAAAGTGAATATGATAGGACTGGAAAAATAGGAATTGTTATTAAAGAAATTGATGATGAAATTGATTGTATTGTTAATTCAATTTGAACAATTTTTTATGGAAATAAATTGGTCAGGATGCGTTTTTAAGGCCGATAACGTTTTCAATGCTGGCTTAAATTTTGAGCCTGGTAGGTCGGGCAGGCTGTTTCTGCCCGACGCATGAAGCACCTTAATGTCGGGCACGAAAAGCATATGCCCGACCTACGCAACTGCTCCTGTTTTTGGGTGTATTTTACAGGATAACAACGATGAATCAGCAATTAACCGCGTGGTTATTGACCTTGGATGCCAATGCCCGTGAATTTTTTGAAGAGCGTGCGGGGATTCGGCAGTTTGATGGGGGATTATCACGCGAGGAGGCGGAGCGGTTGGCTATGCAGGATGTTATTAAATATCAACAAAACATAAAGTGAAAATGATGAGCCAGGTAGGTCGGGCAGGCTGTTTCTGCCCGACATCATGTTAAACAATTGTCGGGCACGAAAAGCATGTGCCCGACCTACGCAACTTAAATAAAACCGCCGAGCTTACAGGCGTCGGCTTGAATGACGAGTTATATTACAATGATACATTACCACGGAACACCAATAGGCGGATCACGGCAAGACACAGCAAGATTTTTGGTTGGGAGACATGCGCTTATCCCTTTTGGACGAAAAGATGATGTAGGGCCTGTGCTGGAGTTTTGCCAAAGTTTTATTCTCGATAATGGTGCATATAGCCACTGGAAAGCTGGAAAAGGGGAAATTGATTTTTATGCCTATTGGAAGTGGGTGCATTTATTTTATCAACACCCAGGTTTCGATTGGGCATTGATCCCTGACATCATCGATGGGACGGAATCCGATAATGTCGATTGGGTAATGAAATGGATCAGGATAGGAGGAAAAGCAAAAGGAGTTCCGGTGTGGCATCTGCATGAAAGTTTTGAATGGCTTGAATATTTGGTTGAAAATTTTCAAACAGTGGCATTAGGCAGTTCTGGTGAATATAAAAGCCCAGGAACATCTAGGTGGTGGACTAGAATGTCATCAGCTATGGGCATTTGTTGTGACGAGCAGGGCAGACCAAAATGTAAATTACATGGGCTGAGAATGCTTGACCCTGACATTTTTACCAGGCTGCCATTAACATCGGCGGATAGCACAAACGCTGCAGTCAATTCTGGAAGCCTAAGTAGGTTTGGGTCTTATGTTCCACCGACATCATCACAACGAGCTGCGATAATTGCAGAACGTATTGAGTGCCATAATAGCATCGCTATTTGGGCTATGGGAAATGAGCAGCTTTGCCTTGAAATATAACGCCATGCTAAGAGGCGTTGCGCCCGACACCGGACTTTAAACAACCACAACGCTCAACGGGCGCAACGTCCGCTTGAGCGTTGTGGTTATACTTTAATTAATTGTGTTGACAAACAATTAAAAGTATGAAATAATAAGCCAACTTTTTAAGAAAGTAACCGACTAAGCGGAACTTAGAACCTTACTGGAGAGATACAATGAAAACATTCACAAAACACAATAGATATGCCACTGCCAGCATAACTTTATCTGACGCTGATAACGCAATCATATTTGATAATTGCAACAATGCGATATTTTGGTTATTAAGTGCTGGTTTGACGTGTCGAGAGCCAATATCCGTTGATTTTGATTTTTTTGTTAATGGATTTAAGTCTCCAGAATGGCGTGATGACAACAAAGATGCTGAATGCTTTACAGCTTATAAAATATTTAATTTTGGCTCTAAAGCGGCTATTTACGTTGAGGAATGGATTAAATATGATGACGAGTCAAGCTATCATCCACATACAGTTGGCCATTTTTTGACAAGAAAAGAAAGTGATTTTGAAATAATTAGTCAAGATGAATAATAAAAAGCCCGGCGCAAAGCCGGGCAATACAAATGCACAGCGCGGCACGGAAGCCGCGACAAGTTACATACACGCTAGATGTACTCAGCAAGATAAAGCAGTGTGGGTAAAATCCGCACAAGCCGAAAATTTAAAACTTACCGAGTGGATAGTTAAGACACTGAACAGCGCGGTATAACGCAGAATTAACGCGCGCCCAATAGAGCGCTGAAAATAACGGCGACGCTTCCAGGCGTCGCGTTGAATGGGTGGTTAGACGTGGCTAAAAAAGAAGACATTGAATTTGCACGAGAAGCTCTAAAGGCAGTTCGTTATGGTGTGGCATGGGAAGGCGATCCCAAACGACCAACACATAAAGAAATGCAAGATGGCTATTGGGTGCCGTGGCATGTTGCAGACATACTGATGGAAAGCCTTGAAGACAAGACGCCTAACGCAGAGCTAACTTGCCCGACTGGGCGCGGAGAGGACTATGAGTAACACACAAGAGCAGCCCGCCCAGGCGGGTCAAGTTGAGCGCCGGGTTAGACGCATTAGCACAAAAAATATTTGATTTAAGTATTGACTTTATTCTATTTAGGTATATACTATATTCAACGTTAAGAGATTGGCTTTTGACTAAACCGGAGATAGTAAAATGACAACATATCAAGTTTATATTAAAGACACTGATTCATGTTTTTTTGATGACTATGCAGTTTCAGAGGACGATGCCATAGAACAAGCGGAAGAAGCATATTATGAAAAATATCCAGAAGAGGAGGGAAGCTCTGTCGAATGGTCTGTAAATGCAATAGAAGATGATGAATAAAGGCGGGAAACGCGAAGGAGCTGGCAGGAAGCCGGCTCACCCGCTTTTAAAAAAGGAAATGATAAGCTTAAAACTTCCGCGCTGGCTGATAGATAGGCTTGACGAAGAACCGGAAAGTCGAGCAGTACTGATTGAGGACTCATTAAGGGCAAAATTTGGATGGACACCGCCGGATGTAGGCGCCTAACGCAGAGCTAACCGGGCGCGGATTGGACGCAAAGCAATGAAACCGCATTATGACCGCGCTCCGGTTAAGCGTTGGGTTAGACGTTTTTTTTGGAAATAGCATGTTAAATGACGCTGCAAAATTATCGATGTTTGACGACCTGCAAGAAACTGCCGAAGAGTTACGCCGTGAAAACGATGAACTTAAGGCCGAACTTGAGCGGTGCGACAAACGGTTTAATGCAATGGCTTGGAGCCTCGAATGCTTGGTAAGAATGGCGAAAGATTTGCCAGAGCCAAAACAGGAAGAGTCGGCCAAAAAGCAACGGCGCAGAGCGAGTGCCACAATATGACGGCTAACGCAGGATATACGACATCTTGTCGTATAACATAATAATTATCGAGTTTTACGACACTAAACCGAAACCCCCCAATCCGGCTTAATAAACCGGAATACGGGGGCTTTCACTTCCTCATTCAATTGTAAAAACTTGTTCTGTTCGCCTTCAATCGTTATCTCATGATACACCTTTAATGCTTTTTCGCGGTCTCCGAATCCGGCGGTATTGGTGGGGATAATGCCAACCAGTTCCGGCGGCATTCGGTGCATGGCCAGTGCCGCATCTTTCGAGATTGACATGATCTTGTCGATGTCATCTTTTGAGCCAATATCGCCGATGGGGATGATCTTGATCGGCTCTTTGTTGTTGGTTTTCGGGATGTGGATAAACATATTCCGGCCATTGCCGACGCCTTTAGTTTCTTTCAATCGCGCTTCTATGGTCGCTACGCCGGCATCATCCAGTCCTGCATCAGCAGCAACCAAAATAAAACCCATGTGCGCACCGTTTTTATACCAGCGCCGGCGGAATAGCGTGACATCCTCGCTCAATAACATCGATTGCTCACCACCGATATAAGAAGGCCTTCCGTAAATCTTTTGTTTTACGTCCGGCTCTTTGATTTGCACAATTTCACCCGGCATAAATTCAATCGGCGCATAGTCGCCGGCGCTGTTGCGCAATTTCACAAACACATCGGGTTTTTTCGAGTGCTTGCGCATCGTTAAGCGTGGCTGGTGAATTAAGCGAGTCAGCTTGCCAAAGCCGTTTTTAAATTGCTGAAAATAGCATTGGCCGAACGTGTGGAAATCCAGCATGGCGTATTCGGCATCGCTGCGAGTAATGTACGGCGATGGCGCCAGCCATTTCAGCAAAAAATCCTTCTTTTGATAGACAATCGGGCCGTGGTAGGCATTGGCGCCCAATAGATTCGCCAGGCCTTTTAAATCAATCGGCGATTCATAATAAGTGCCGTTTTCCATCAACACGTCAGTTAAAAAATCCGCATAACTGCTACTGAGCACGGTTTCCGGTTCGCCAAATGTAAAGATGTTCATGTTGTCGCTCATAGTTAAGACACCGTGGTTTTGCGTTGATTGAGATTAAGGGGTTCGTGGAGCATGGCGTGCATGATCGACCAGGCTATGTCGGCGTGGCCTTCTTCGTTACTGCGCCCGGCTGAATAGGTAATAGTGCCGTTCGGCGTGGTGGTGCGCTTGATCATCATAAATGCGCGGGTAATACCGGAATCGCCGCTTAAATACTGGAAGCGGCCGTTGCCGATGACATCAATAGCTTTGACGACCAGGCGGGTTTTCACTTCCACCGAGTAATTAATCGGCATGACGAAATGACAAAAGCCTTCCACTAACTCATAGACGCCCTGCCCTATGCCGCTGGAGTCGATGCCGATGTGCACGACATGATGGGAGTCGTACACGCTTTTGATGCGCGAGGCTTGAAACTGGAAGTTTTGCCCGTGCAAGCTGTCGGTTGCCAGTGCCCGCCAACGGTTATTGCTGGGTGACGGTACCGACATAATGGCAAGGCTGGCATTATCGCGGGTGCGGCTGGGATCGTAACCGAGTGCGACTTCTTTATTGGCAAATGGCCGGGGCTTAGTGGGGTCATAATCAGGCCAGGCGTCCAGCTCGACGGTACAGGCCAGCATCATGTTCAGGTTAAAGACGGATTGGCTATCGTCGATAAACTTGCACATGAATAAGTTGTCGAAGTCATCCTTGCTGTATTCCAGTCTCAGCGTTTCGATGTCGAATAAGTTACAGCCTTGTTGTTCAGCGTCTTCGACCGTGACCATGTGTCGCCAAATCTTGTCAGGTCCCAGCCAGCCATTTTTTAAAACATCGTGGCTGATGTCGAACTCGATTTTGTCTTTATCGGCCTTGCCTTCGTTAAACTGTGCGCCCGACCAGATCGGATAGGCTTCATGGCTGATAGCTGAAGGCGTGGAAAAGTCGGTAATGCGCCATTTCTTGTGAGCAGCCATGCCGGAGGAAATCTTGCGCAGTTTTTTGTAGTTGGGGATCCAGAACACTTCATCGCGGTACAGATGGCCGTGGTAGCTTTGCGCGGTGGTGCTGTTGGTCGATAAAAAGCGTAGTTCAGCGCCGTTTGATAGGGTTATACAACCCTGTCCTTTTAACTCAACGTCAAACTTTTCCTTGGCGAACGCAATAATGTAAGCCTTGAAGACTTCGGCCTGGTCGCGGCTGGCTGATAAGAATAGTTGGTTGTCGCCGGTGCGTATCGCATCATCCAGGGCTTCAAAGGCGAAATAATACGTTGCCCCGATTTGCCGGGATTTGAGGATAAAGCGGTTACGGCACAGTTTCAGGTCGTTCTTAACCGCATACCAGAGTTTTTGATAGTCGAAAAACAGCGTTTCCCGAACCTCATCGAGCATGTCCGGCGTGATGCCGGCTATGTCGTTTTTGACTTTCTTTTCCCGCTTCGGTTTTTTCTCATCAACGCCGGCGAGTTTCTTCGCTGGTTTCGCCAGCACATCATCAAAAACGTATTCCACCGGCGGCATGACGCCTTTGCTGATGGCGTCGGCCAGGGCGTTATGCTTGCGAGCCAACGCCATATCGATCGCGAACTTGCCGAACTGCTTAAGCAGGCTATCCAGTTCCCGTTGTTCTTCTGCGGTTTTGTTATCGCGCTCATTGAGCAGGATTAAGCGCTGCGCCAGCGATTGTTCAACGGTGTTGGGAAAGTGCTCTTCATCCCATTTGAGATCATTGCGCCAGGCGTACAGCGTATTGATGTTGACGCCGGTTTCCTTCTCGATTTCCGGCATGGTCCAGCCGCGCAAAAACAGCCGTTTCGCCATTTCCTTCATTTCCGGGGCGTGGCGCTTGCGGGTTTGTTTGGTTTTTTCGGCGGCTTCGGTCATGGCTCCCTACTTTTACAATGGCTGCACTCATTTTAGAGAGTTTCGTCCTGTAATAACCGGACTGCCGTTCCTTATTGTTCCTAAATCAAGCATTTAGGAATATTAAGGAATACAATCGGTTAAGTCGCTTAAAAATAGGTGCTAATCTACACCTAAATTTTACGTGGGGATGAGTATGGGGTTAAAAACTGAGCCGTTGAGGGTTGCGCAAAGTGGCAGCACAGTCGATGGACGGCAAATAAAAGCTGAATGGCTGATGCAGGCCGCGAAGAACTACGACAAAGAAAAATTCACGGCGGTGATCTGGCCGGATCATGACCGGTATTACAACCTGGGACTGGTCGATAGCTTAACAGCGGAAAAGAACAGTGAAGGCGGCGTTGATTTGTTTGCGGTGCTGGAGCCGAACGAGTATTACCGGATTAATGTCAGAAACGGTCAGCGCCTGTTCACCTCTGTTGAAATCCTGGAGAACTTCGCTAAAACCGGCGAGGCGTATTTAGTTGGACTGGGTGCAACCGATCAACCCGCCAGTCTTGGCACACAGCCGGTCAAGTTCAACCAGCAAACCGGGCTTAACGTGTCGTCATTTATTGAAGCACAGGTTAAAGACATCGAACCGCCGACCCACTGGTTCCACAAATTTTTCAAATCCGAACAGGACATTGACATGACTAAAGAAGAATTGGCGCAACTGTTTGCGGTGCAAACACAGGCATTGGTAACGGTACTCAGTCCAATTACTGAAGCGTTTAAAAGCCAAAAGCCCGCCGAACCGGAAAAACCGGCAACCGTGCCTGCGGACAATGAGCCGTTAACAGTTGCTAAAGCCGCAGAGCTGTTCAAACAGTTGAAAGACAACAACGGCGAATTGCCGCCCGATCCTAATGCACCGTTAACGCTGGCGACCTTCCAGCAATTGACCGCCGATTTGTTTAAGGACAAGGGCAGTAAAGATGACAAAGGCGCAGGCGATAAGCAGCAATACAGCGCTGACGAACTGGCTGCAATGAAAGCGCAAATTGATGACTTGACCGCCAAGTTTACAAAAGCTACGGAAGAAGCGCCGGGGACCGATGGCGGTGAGGATAAAGGCGGCGGCGATACCTCTTTAAAAGACTGCATATAACCCGCTTTCGATTCGGTTTGTTTTAACTTATTCAGGAAAAGATCATGAGCGGATTATCAGAAGCAGGAAAACTTAAACTTAGACAGCTTTTCGGCAATACAGCAAAAGCGTATGGCGGACAAGTCGGCGAGCAATTCACCGCCACGCCGACTATTGAACAAACGTTAATCGAAAAGATGATTGAACACGGCAACGCCTTTATGCCGTATTTCACCATGTTGATGGTTAATGACATCAAGGGTGAGAAAGTCTTGATGAGTCCGTCCGGTAGAAGTGCTAGCCGGACCGATACGACCACGTTCCCCTCAGCGAAACGCACACCGCGTAGTTTGTTGGCGACATCAAACCAGGGCTATGAGTGTTTCCAAACTAACAACGATGTGTATTTGCGCTATCACGACATCGATATTTGGGCAAAATTCCCCAATTTCCAAGCGATGTACAACGCCATCGTTAAAAAGGACATGGCGGACGGTATTGTTCGGGTCGGTTGGAACGGAACTTCAGCGGCGGCGACTACCGACATCGGCACTTATCCGAACTTGGATGACGTGAATATTGGCTGGTTGCAAATCATGCGGGCGTTCAACACGGGATCGAATTACAGCATCGGTACCGGTGGATCACCGATTGAAATCGGTGGCGCAACCTATCCAAGCCTTGATGCCTTGGTGAATGATTTCAAGTACACCATCCCCAAGCATTTACGCGATAACCTGATTGCCTATATTTCTGATGATTTATTGGCCGCTACTGAAGGCGTGTATTACGAAGCCAATGAAGACAAGGCGTCTGAAAAAATCTTGGTAGCACAAAATAAAGGCACCATCTTGAATACGTTTGGCGGATTGCCTGCCGTGGTTCCGCCGTTCTTCCCGGACGGTACAGTATTAATTGCGCCGCGTGACGGGTTGTATCACTACACACAATCCGCTTCTGTGCGCCGCACCATGCGCGATGAACCCGATGCAGACCGCGTAGCGGATTACAACAGCAGCAATCAGGCGTATGTGATAGGCAATGAAGAAGCCTGCTATTTGATTGAAAACATCACCATTGCTGCATAGTCATGGCGCATAAAACCAAAATCGACAAGCTACGGGAATTACAAGGTGTGCCGCGTGAACAACCGCAGCACGCTGTCAATAACCCGCAGGCGGCCACCGCTCCACACAAACAGCTTGCCCACTATCAACAAGCCATGGCGTCTGACATGGCGGCATTGAAAGCACTGAACACGGTGCCCGAAAAGATAGCCGCAAAAAAAACCATGCTGGCAAGCTATGTGGATTTTGTCGATGAATACACCACCCAGGGTCATAACTACCCGAATGATGTTGCAGTCAATGTCATGGTCTGGTGTATCGATTGCGGAGACATTGCGCGCGGATTGAATCTTGGCTTGTTGCTGATTGACCAGGGGCAGAAATTGCCCACTTGGTACACCAGCACGATGCCGACTTTCCTGTGTGACAACTTATACGACTGGGCCAACGCCTTGTATAAGGCCAATCAAGCGCCCGGTGCGGTCAAGCAATCGCCCAGCCCTTACCTGGATGTGTTGTGTACACATATTAAAAACGATGGCTGGGATTTAAACACGGTGGTATCGAGCAAGTGCTTTGCCCTACTGGCTAAATTCAAGTTTGAGTTTGGCGAGTATCAAAGCTGCCTGAGCTTGTGCGATTTGGCTAAAAAATATAACCCGGAACGCGCAGGTGTGAAAAAACTGCGCGAGATGGCGCTGGCGAAAATTAATTAGGAAACTGACATGAGAAATATGAATATTCCGGCATTTAATCGTCCGGCGATTATCAGCGACAGTATTACCCGACCTGCCGATACCACGGCTTACGCATCCGGTGACGTGATTGCGACCAGCACATCTGCGCCGGTCGCACAAAAACTGTTATTGGCCGCGAGCAAACTGGGCGGCTACGGACTGATTAAATCGGTGCATTTGCTGGATTCGGCCAATGAATCGACCAAGCTGCAAGCCGATCTGTTTTTGTTTAATGCAGCGGTGGGCTTGGATAATGATAACGCCGCCTTCACGCCGACCGATGCGGAAATGGCAACCTGCGTGGCGATTATTCCGCTGTATGACAAGTCGGTTGATCTGGTTCCGTCAACCGATGCGGTATTAACCACCGTGTCACCGTCGGTGATTGTCGGCGATGCGAGCAGCAACTGTTTGTTCATCCGCGACAACATCGATAAGGTGTTTAAGTGCGCGGCGGATAGTCGGGATTTGTGGTATTTCATTGTCCCGCGCAACGCGTATACGCCGGTCAGCGGCGAAGTTTTCACCGTCTCGCTAACGATTATGCAAGACGGTTAACAGGCTCCTCAAGCCCAGGCCAACGCGGGTTAAGCTATCGGGATTCCTCTATCGATAGCAAGGCTCCGTTGTTCTGGCACTCAATTTTAAACGGCAGCGATCATGAATCTTTCTCAACATTTCACTTCTCAAGAATTTGCCTGTAAATGCGGTTGTGGGTTGAGCGACGTTCACCCGATGCTGATTGATTTACTCGAAACCATCCGCGATAAGGCCGGGGAAAAACCAGTGACTATTGTGAGCGGTCATCGCTGTGAAAAGCACAATAAGAAAGTCGGCGGTGCGCCCAAGAGCCAACACCGCTTAGGCAAGGCGTCGGATATTCAAATTAAAGGCATGACGCCAGCGCAAATTTACGCATTGGCTGATCAATTGGATAAAGACGGCTTAGCGCATGTCGGCGGCTTGGGGCTGTACAAGACTTTTGTCCATATCGATATTCGCGGCGGCCGGGCACGCTGGAACGGCTGATGGCATATACCGAACAAAAAAGCGCTGACGACCTATCAACCAGTAATCAACCGTTGAATAGATAATGGCGTTTACCGGAAAGCCCACAGGCACGACAGACATAGTCATCAGCAATGATGGCTTTTGGCCTGACTTGGCGTTGCTGGCGTTGATTGAGGATTACCGGATTCCGGCCTCTGATTATACCGACAACGTGATTCGCACCGGCTTGGTGACGAGCATGATTTATGTCAATGACAAGCTGCAAGCCGCTAAAGACGCCATTATTTTATTGGAATACGCCACGCTGGCTGATTATACCGCCGCGCATTCGTCACAAATCGATGATAAAGAATTGCTGGAACATCATTATGAAAAAGCGGTTTATTGCCACGCGAAAGCGTTCCTGTTGCCACAGTTCAACAGCCTTAACAGAAAGCCGAATGCGGAGAATCAGGCTAAAGAAAGCCCTGAGACAGAAGCTTATTGGCTGGATCAATCACAGCACGCCATCTATCTATTGATGAAGGCGGTGTTGCCGGATACCGAAACGCCGTCACAAAACGGCTTTGCGGCGGTGTTGATATGATCAAGATTGCCGCCTTGCACGCGTTTATTGAAGCGTTGAACCTGGTCGATTCCGGGCAGATTTTTTCCGATGTCGATGATCTGGAGATTAAACCGGCAGCCCGCACCAACGGCACGCCAGGCCAGTTGATCATGACGGAGAAACACTACACCGCGAGCTTTTATATTGAGCGCTATCCTCACGGGGACAAAGGCGAAGATGTGCTGTTTGATAATGTCAGCGCCTGGCTGATTGAGAACGATCCAGGCCGGACAGAACCGCTGAGTTTTCCGGTCGTAGTCGATGTGCTGGATGACAAGGTGGCGGATATTGAATTCAGGATTCCGTTTATCGAGCTTTCGACGGTGCAGGAAGATGTCGATGGGCCGGTTACGCTGGATGGCGTGACGTACGGGTATTTATGATCACGATACGGCTTGATGGATCGGAACAGGTACAGCGTCGGCTTGCTAATGCGCCGTCTGCGATTAGAGAACGGGTGTTGAAGGTGGTTGCCAAGCGAGTTTTAAAGCTAAGCAGGCAACGTACAACTAAGCAAACCGACCTGGACGGTAACCGGTACAAACCGCACCATATCCGTTTGCCGCCGCATAAACACCGGGTTCGTAAAATGCTCACACGGCTAGCAAAACGGATGCGTATTGTATCGATCAATGATACGGAAGCGGTGATTGGTTGGGCATCGTCGTTTGAAGGCATGATTGCTGCAAAACAGCAATTAGGCTACACGCAAACCATGAACGCCAGGAAAAACGATCAAGAGGATAAATCGCCAAGGGGACGTGTATTGACAGGTCCGGCAACACGGCAACAAGCTCAAGCATTACTGGATGTGGGTTATAAAAGACGCGTAAAAGCAGGCTGGAAAACCCCTAGTATTAAGTGGATCGTCAGTAATATTACTATGAAGCAAGCTGGCGTGATTATTAGAAAAATGAGAGGAGGCGGAAATAGAGCGACCTGGACAACAACCTTACCTCCACGCAGTTTTTTGGGAGTATCCCACGCGGATATGAACGAATTAATCAGCCTGGCCGTTACTGAAGCCGAAGCAGCTATAAGGACATGAGAATGCAAGATAAATTTGACCCAATGCAATACGAAGTCATGACCTATTTATGGGTCATCGGTTTATCGACGTGGGGCGGTATCGCCGGTTATGTCAGAAAAATAAAATCCGGTCATTGCCGATTTTCTTTATCAGAACTCGTCGGTGAAATGTTCATATCGGGCTTTGTCGGCATCATCACTTTTTTATTGTGCCAAGCCGCGATGATTAACCCTGTGCTATCCGCTGCGCTGGTGGGGATCAGTGGTCACATGGGCAGCCGGGCCATTATGTTGATTGAAAAAGTGATTCAGGAACAAGTGGAAAAAAAGCTGAGCAGCAATGATAAATCTTGATCTGGGGGAATTTAAAGAACGTATCCAGACCGAATGCGCCGCGTTCGGAAATCGCGTATTTGTCAGTATCCCGGTCGATGACTTAGGGATAGAGCAACACGAAAGCCCTGCTTGCTTTATCTATCCTGCTGAAGATTCGTCTGAAGAAAACAGTCTTCAGCGTTTTGTCCGTCAGCGGATGGAATCGGCGATTACAGTTGAAGTTGTGGTACGCAGAACCGCGACACGAGAAGACCGATATGGGGAAGCCGACCTTGCTGTATTAATGCAAGCCAGGCGGCAAGCATTCGACGCCCTGCAAGGCTGGTCCCCACTATTTTCTGAAACGCCTATACAACATCGAATCGGCGGAAACAAATCAGACAATAAAGTAACAACTGAAATCCGTTGGACTGACACCTATTTTTGTAAAAACAACAACACGGGGAGACCGTAATGATATACGCCACCGGAATGACTGACCAACAAGCTGTGAAAAGCGGCAAATCGTGTTTTTATAGCAAGGCGCATGGGCTTTGGTTTGCCGATGGCGAAACGCCGCCGCCATTGCCGGAACCGTTTAACGCCATCCTGGACAATCCAGCTGATGAACCGGACCCAGCGATCGGCGAGTCCGGCCAGGAAACCGCAAGCACTGAAGCGCCTTTTAAGGCAATTACTAAACCCAAAGGGAGCAAATCATGAAAGAACTGATCCTATCGGCGAATATTGCCATTATTGCCGCGTCAGAATCGACATACGGCACGGTGGCGTCCTATACCGATGCAGACGCGATTATCGTCAATAAGGGCGTGGTGAAAATCGAAAATACCGCCGTTGATGCAAATTTGATGACCGTTGAACGAGGTAGCAAGCGCAAGAAACATGCCTACAAAAAAGGCACTATGGAAATCGAGCTGGATTTCGCGCTGGGCGGCGCTGATGAAACACCGGTTGCTGGTGCTTTGCCGCAGGCGGATGTCTTGCTTAAAGCCAGCGCCATGCAGCGCTTGCAATCGACCACCGCATACGCTGGAACACTGGATTCAGGTAGTCGTGATGCCGTGATATTGCCCAGCGGCGCATCGGCTGTGGATAACTTTTATAACGGCTTGAGTATTGCCGTAAAAATCGCCAATGGCAGCACCCAAGCACCCGGCTCAACGGCTAAAAATATCGTTAAGTTGGCGGCGACACAGGCGGAAAACAGCGGTACGGCGGGCGGCGCATCAACCACCACCGCGATTGTTCTTGCGTCTGCGGCGTCTACTCTGGATGACGATTATGTTGGACAAACCATCGTTATTGACGGCGAGGAACGCGAAATTACAGCCTATGTCGGCTCAACGCAAATCGCGACAGTGGGCACGGCGTTTAGTAGTGCAACAGCGGGCGAGGCGTATAAAATATGGTTCGCTGATGACGCTCTAGTCGGTTACACCTTCGGTATTAGCCATTACACCGGCACTATTATCGATACCGTCGATAAAAACAGCGACACATCAAACATCTATTTGCCGTCATCTGTCGGTACCGCTACCCTGGCAGGGTGTTTTTTAACGATCACAACCGGCGCTAGCGATCCTGAAACGATTCGCATCAAGTCGTACAACACCGCTACCCGCAAAGCGACGTTGCAATCTAAATTGCAGACAACACCGTCGTCCAGTAGCACCTTTATTGTTAAAGAAAAACGCCGCATTAAAGCCTTCGATGCGGCCACTAAGGTTTGTACGTTGGCGTCTAATTTGGTAGTGGCGTCTGTTGTCAGCAAGGCGTACACCATTGAGCAGCCGCGCAATATCATCAGTTATAACGGTACCACA